GCCACATTACGATTCACCTTTCGAAACAATTTAAAAATCTTAAAAGCGGTCTCCAAGCCGGTAGGCTAGGATGGCGCTTTATAGAAAAAATAAAACGTACAAAAGATGATAAAGATGGTCTTAACTGGCTTTTTGATGGCCGTAAGACATATCTCTACACCACAGATTGGAGCAAGGCCACTGATGGCCCCTCGCCTTTACAGGCGTGGGCACTCACTGGACTTTTATTGAAAAAATGTGGACTCGACCCGGAGTCTTTGGCTACCGTCAAAGAATACTGGTTGGGCCACAAAGAGCTATACTACAAGGGGAAGCACGTTGGGACTCTCAAATCTGGAATCCCAATGGGCGACCCATTGACAAAAACTAACTTATCGCTAGCTCACCCCGTTTGTGATCTCTATGCCCGTTTAAAGGCACAGTGTGAATCAGCGGAGGAGGGCAACGGTGATGACACCGTGGCACCCACAGATGACCCGAAGTACGCGGAGTATCACTCCGAGTGCGCGACAATGCTTGGATACGTAAAGTCCCCGTTAGATGATTGTTTAACATCTGACTGGGGAACTTACTGCGAAGAATGGTTTCATCTTCCCGTTTCACCTGTAAATACATGTGAATGGGGAACACGATTCAAAAATAATTTGCTGCTACCATACCTGGATGTACCAAAGATCCGGTGTATGATAGCTACACAAAAAGATAGAGTCGACTTCTCATCAGACCCGCGCGGCAAGGTTACCTTGCTGGGTCATGATCAGGAGTACTTTAGCAGGAGCGATCCCGGCCCGCAATCAGCTATCTTTGCGATAGCGTCTGCGTTTCAGGACATTACATTGGCAACCATCGATGATCAGGTGCCCCTATTCCTTCCACGTCAAGTGAATGGAGTCGGGAAACCTCCTCCCTATTGGTCGCCTACTAGCTGGATGAACATACTTAAGAGATGTAGGCCTTGGCATGCCAAGTACTATATCAATTGTATGGATGAATTAATATGTGGGGAATCTGACATCTCTGGTTACAGAGGTGCGTTAAAACAACAGAACCATTTCGATAAAGAAATGATGGTTGAGTTATTTGAGATACCCGCGGATGATCCTATAAGAAGGTACATCGTCGTTAAATCAGACAAATGGTCTGATTTTCCCGAAGGTGTTTTATTGAAACTGATTACTCTCGGTTACCTAGTACCCGAGAGCAAACTGTCAAAATATTACCTATTTCAAGAGCGACTTGAACAACTTGAACAAGATACCAAAAGGGATCTTTTTGAAGTTATAAAGTCTAAAATGGTAGAATTGCCTGACTATGAAGAGGATGAAATCCTCGACATCGTCACGCAATTTTCAAATCAATTTAGAGACAGTCCATACCGACTACACGTCGGAAAGGAGGAAAATCTATATGCG